ATTTAAAAGGTCTTGACAAAATGTTTGAAACAAAAGAGTAATTAATAAATATAAATAAATGGAACAGAAAGACAACAGTGGTGCAATCTTTAAAAACGATTACAAAAAAACGGAGCAGCAACCAGATTACAAAGGCAAAGCAATGGTAGACGGAAAAGAAAAAGAAGTGGCTATGTGGCTAAACGAATCTAAAAACGGTAAGAAGTATTTTAGCGTTAAGTTTTCAGAACCGTATCAAGCAGAAGTAGAAGCTGGACACGGACACAAACCAAAAGAAGAAAAAGACGATTTGCCTTTTTGATATGGCAGACATAGACGGCTCACAAAATGTACGAACACCCCTATTTAGCGATAGGGGTTTTTTTATTCACAACGGTTTGTTGAAAATTACGTTATACAAATGTTAAAAATATTTCACTACATTTGTTTAGATGCTAAAGAATGGAATGGTTAAAAGAAGTTGCTAAATTTCATAAAGACTATGTACGCATAGTTATTAGTCTTGGCGAAGAAGTTTACGCAGAGGACATTGTGCAAGAAATGTACATACGATTGACTAAATACTATCGCAAGAACTTAATCATTAATCAAGACGGACAGGTAAACAAAAGCTACATTTATTTAGTGTTACGAGCAATGGTTTACGACCTACATAAAGAAAGAAAAAAAATGCAAAAAACACGAATAGACAAAGTTCAATTACCGGGTGTAACATACGAATACATATCAAAGAAGGAAGCCGAGTTTTCTTTAGAGGCAAAGATCAATGAAGAGATGCAAAATTGGGAATATTTCGACCAGGAACTGTTCAAGCTTTATCGCAACTCTGGAATGTCTATGAGAAAAATATCCACAGAAACGAAAATAAGCACTAAAACAATATTTTATAGCATTAAAAGATCTAAAGAAAATTTACGGAAAAATATTTCTGAAGATTACGAAGATTATATGAATGGCGATTACGAATTAATTAAATAAAAATGGCAGAAAAAAAGAAAACAAAAAAACGAATAACCAAAAAAAAGGTTAATGAAGGTGTAGGAGATAAAGTTGAAAAGGTATTAAAGAAAACAGGAGTTGATAAAGTAGCAAAGTTTGTACTTGGCGAAGACTGTGGATGCGATAAGCGTAAAGAAAAGCTTAACGAGATGTTTGCAAGATTCACAGAGCCGGAGTGCCTACAAGAAGACGAATACAAATGGTTGGAAAATTGGTATAGCGAAGAAAGAAACATAATGAAGCAAACAGAACAAAATGAATTTATAGCAATATATAAAAGAGTGTTTAGAGTGCGAGGCAAAGTAAGTACACATTGCCCAAGTTGTATGCGTGACTATTTAAGCAAAATGAAAAAACTATTTGATACTTACGAAGATTAAAAGAATGAAAATAGAAAAAGTAAAAATAAGCCAGGTAAAAACGAACCCAAACAATCCAAGAATTATAAAGGATAATAAATTCAAAGATCTCGTAAGGTCAATTAAAGAAGCACCTTGGATGCTACAATTAAGAAGCATAGTTGTAAATGATGACAATGTAGTAATAGGTGGGAACCAAAGATTGAGAGCCTGTAAAGAGGCTGGACTGAAAGAAGTTTACATCATAAAAGCCAGTTCATTAACAGAGGAACAACAGAGGGAATTTACAATAAAAGACAACGTGAGTTTTGGACAATGGGATTGGGATATGATTGCGAATGAATTTGATAGCGAAGATTTATTAAGATACGGGTTTACTGTTCCAACCTTTGGAAATGACAACCTACTGGAAACAGTTAATAAAGGTGATGAGAATGATGAGTGGATTGGAATGCCAGAGTTTGATGTAAAAACAGAAGGCTTTAAAATTGTAGTAACATTTGAAACTGAAGCAGAACGACAAGAGTTTGCAGAAAAACACAAAATGCAATTTATTAAACAACAAAAAAACACTTGGATGTCAAGATATCCTTATAATGAAAGAGACGATTTAACAAGTTTGAAATATGAATAAAATAAATGGAGAAGTGCCTATGCTAACTAAATTTAAAAAAAGTGATTTAGTTGAGTATTTAAAAATATTAGAACAGCATATTGACATCGATTTACAAACTGCATATGATCTTACTTTAAAAACAATTAAATATTATCAAGGCGATGCAAAATATAGGTTTGCGTTAAGGAGAGGGCAAGACATAGAAAATAATTGGTACGAATCTTTAGAAAGAGGCGAACCGGATTACTCTTTATATGATGATGATTATTTTGCGGTTGAAATCTGGGCTTGTTGGGTGGTTTATTCCAGGAAGTATTTAAACCAAATAAATAAAGCTATGGATTTAAAAGGGATTAATTCTATAATAGATATGGGTTGCGGTATTGGATACACTACGGCGACACTTAAACAAATGTGTCCGAATGCTAAAGTATTGGGAACTAATATTGAAGGAACTACTCAATACAAGGTGGCCAGTCATATAGGAGAAAAATACGGATTTAACTTAATTCCTAAAGTCAATCAACAAGCGGATATGATATTTGCATCTGAATATTTTGAACATATCGAAGAGCCTATACAACATATTGAAGATGTAGTAAAAATATGCAGCCCTAAATTTCTTGTAATAGCAAATGCTTTTGGTGCAAAATCAATGGGCCATTTTAATTTTTATAAGGTAGGTGATAAACGAATAGAAAATAAAAAGATTGGTCGTGTCTTTAATGCAAAACTACGAGATTTGGGCTACAAACAATTAAAGTTGGGGTTTTGGAATAATCGACCACAGGTATGGAAAAAATATGAATAAATACCCAATATACATAGTATCTAAAGGAAGGTATGAAAGCCCATTGACTGCTAACTGTTTTCTTCAAGATCAGGTACCGTTTAAAATTCTTGTTGAGCCACAGGAATATGAACAGTATTGTAAAGCATTAGGAAAAGAAAATGTACTAAAATTGCCATTTGCTAATTTAGGTCAAGGAAGTTATCCAGCACGAAACTATGCTTGGGAACACGCTATCAAAAATGGATACGATAAGCATTGGTGTTTTGATGATAACATTCCTAAATTCAGAAGACTACATAATGGCAAAAGAATACCAATGAACGCCTTGAAAGCAATTCAGATTTTAGAGGATTTTACAGACCGTTATTTGAATATTGGTATTACTGCATTTAATTACCAAAAGTTTGTTATGAATGATACTAAAAAACCTTTTGTAGTTAATGTACACGCATACAGTGCTATGCTAATTAAAAACAATGTACCGTTTAGGTGGCGAATGAAGTACAATGAAGATGTAGATTTATGTTTACAGTTTTTACATAATAAACTTTGCACGGTATTATTTAACGCTTTTATGATACAAAAAATATCAACAGTGTCAAAAATGAAGGGTGGCAATCAAGATGAGTTGTATAAAGGTAATGCGTATGAAAAGAAAGTCTTAAAAGCAAGAAGCCTGGAAGAAATATGGCCGCAGTATTCAGAAACTAAAATAAAATTTAATCGCCCTCACCATCATATAAATTGGCGAAAACACTTTAAACACGGACTGAAAAGAAACCCGCTTTTTGATTGGGAAAGTTTAAAGAAAGTAAACAACTATAATATGAAGCTTAAACAAAAAGAGGCAATCAAATCTAAAGGCTTAAAGAAGTGGTTTAAAAATCAATAATATGACTAAAAAAACAAATTTAATACCGTTCAAAAAAGGTCAGTCGGGCAACCCTAAAGGCAGGCCTGTCGGAAGTAAAAACAGAAGCACGATAGCAAAGAAATGGCTAACTGTTGAACAAGATCTAAAAAATCCTTTAACAAGTGAAATAGAAACTATGTCACAAGAAGACCTTATGACATTAGCTTTAATAAAGAAGGCAAGAGAAGGCGATACACAAGCATACCAAAAGCTTTTAGATTCGGCCTACGGTGCACCAATTCAACAAATAGAGCAGACAAATATAGAGCAACCTTTATTCCCAGATGTTAAAGAGGACAACGGCGATAAATAAAATCCTATCGTTAAAAAAACGAATTAAAATTATACAGGGTGGCACATCGGCTGGCAAGACGTTTGGCATATTGCCTATCTTAATAGACCGTGCAGCTAAAACACCAAACACAGAAATAAGCATAGTAGCCGAATCAATCCCACATTTAAGACGGGGGTGTCTTCGAGATTTTTTGAAAATTATGAAATGGACACGAAGATACTTTGATGACAGGTACAATAAAAGCCATTTAAAATACGAATTTGCAAACGGTAGCTTTATAGAGTTTTTTAGTGCAGATGATTCAAGCAAACTTCGTGGTGCAAGAAGGGACATACTTTATATTAATGAGTGTAATAACGTAACATTTGAAGCTTACAACGAATTATCTATTCGGACAAAAAAAGAAGTTTACCTGGACTTTAACCCGGCAAATGAATTTTGGGTGCATACGGAGTTAAAAGAC